GTTGGTGAAACACGGACACCATTTTCACCTAAGAACTCGATTAATTCTTGAATTTGAGATTTGATAGTCATATAAGATACTCCATTAATTAACTGATAAACTAATCTACCACAGTTTTTCTCAAAAGTAAAGGAAAAAGTTTCGTTTGAAATCAATGGCTTACGCTAAGTTGTTGAAAACAAACAAAACTTTTTTCTCTTTAATCCCAATCATTATCAAACTTAGTTGTATGGTAAAGTGTTTCACCATAATACTCGGCAGCATACTTTGATGCATCTGTCCAAGCATACATATTAGACTCTTTAGGAATCTCGATTTCTTTAACCTTAGCAGGCTTTGAAACACGAGCTACAGTGTCAACAACCTTTGCAGATTGTTTACGTACCTTAGACATTGTTTTACGACGCTCAGCGATTTTCTTGATTAGCGCCATACGTTCGTCATAAGTTTTTGCTACAGTCATAATAATCTCCTTCATTTGATATAACTAGTCTACCACAGTTTTATTGGATTGTAAACAACTTTGTTTTGTTTAAAAACAACCACTTACGTTTTTTTTATTTCTAAGGTATAAGATCCTTCTGGCAAATTAAAAGATTTCATTAGCTTGAAATACATTTCAGGTTTTAAAGTAATGACATCATAACGACCTAGCTTTTCATTCCATTGGCGTAGATGACAATAGTCTTCATACAGGAGAGCACCAACATCTTCTAGCTCTCCTGTATCATCCATAATGGTGATAAGTGTTTCATCCATATCAAACTCAATGGTAATCATCCCCAATCCTTCTTATCACCACATTCTTCGTTATAGTCATAGCCAGCATGATATTCTGCAATGGCTTCTTTACTCATTCCATAATCAGGAATTAAAGTAGAAATCCCAGTTCCGCCAGTGTAAAAATGAGGCTTCCGGCGACGACCGTAGTAACTATCAGCCGCTCCTCTGTCGAAAGGCCCTCCATGACGGTCATCATAGAACTTACCACGGAATTCTGTTTTAGAAGTTTCAAGATCATTCATATAGTCTCCACATGTTGTAAATTTAAGATCCATAAGTGTATCCTCCATTTGATATAACTAGTCTACCATATTGCATATTAATTGTAAACCCCTAAAATGCATTTTTTTTATTTTTTTATATCAAAGGGGAACCCTTCCTAGGTGGCTCCCCTTCTATCTCCACCGTCCACGCCGGAAGCCCACGCCTCACTCTAAGCTGAGGGTACTTACCATTCCAAAAGCTGCAGCCTTATGGATGGATTTTCACTGGCGATCCCGGCAGGACTCGAACCTGCAACCTACTGCTTAGAAGGCAGTTGCTCTATCCAGTTGAGCTACGGAACCATAATCTATCTAGTGTGAAAAACCACACTGCATTCAAAAGAGGCTCAACAATTGCATCTGTTACAGCTAGCCAAAATTCAGCACCTGTAAAATACATTACACATGCTGCAGCTATCAGAAAGTGTCCAATAGTATATATCGCTGTGCGTAACAGAGACCCCTTCATTACTCTTTCTCTTTTAGAGTTTTAAGCATATTCTCAAATGTAAAGAACAGTTGTTCAAACTTATATTTATATAGATGGACTTCTAAACACACATATTGCTTGAGTGTCTGGTGGAAACCATCCGTTTTCTCCACCATGCTCTTCAGACAAGATCTCTCTTGCTTCAAAGCATTTAAACATGTCATCATATGAACTCATTTGCGTCGTTCTTAGTTCACCATTAATGAACACTAGATAGACTAGAGTCCACATTATTTTCTCCTATGCCGCTATTTGAAACCAATTAGGAATGTTACGTTTAGTCCATACCATTTTAAACCGATCTTGTTTTGTTTGATAGAATGCACGGTAAGCTTTAACAGGATCGCCAAGAGCAATGCATTCTGGATAATCCGCCATAGCAAGTTTGAATGGTGTTTCACCAACATTAGGAATATTATCAGGCACTTTGCTAAGTGTATCCTTAAGCTTGGCTGTACCATGTTCTTTGCCATAACGGTATGTATATTCATTAAGCAAGGCAACAAAATGATCGTAGTGCCATTGATAGTTGTCTGCTGATTCCATAGTCCATACAGTAGATGGATGTCCATGGTGTACAGCTTTGTATAGTGTATCCTCCAAGGACTGATTAGGATGTACCCAATAGTTGACCATACGTTTACCAGACTTGGATGGACGCTTTTCCACATAACCATCAAGCATACGATGCGCGGTTGATAGCATTTGTGCTGACTCCACAATCATTTTGACTACGTGCTTGTCACACTGTAATTGAGCTGCAATGATTGGGTCATTATCTAAACGGAATATATTCATAAGAGTATTCTATCCTGTTTTCTTTTTATTGTAAACATTAAAATGCATTTCGCATGCTTTTTCTGCTTGTTTTTCTGTCCAATCAAATTGCTTCATCGCTGCTTTGATTATGTCTTTGCGGGTTTCGTCTTTCCCGTTCCAAACTGATATCATGTTCCACAAGATTTTGTCGATCTGTAGCCAGTTCATGTCTAGTCTTTTCGAATTCTTTCTTGATCCACTCATGATAACGCTCCTGTTTTTCCATCTTGAGGACTCCTTCTTATAAATACTAATACATTTCACAACAAATGTAAAGGAAAAAATGCATGGCAGATGATTTAAAAAACGTTCCAGTTGATATGCCAGAAGGTAAAATGGAACTATCATTAAGAGTTCTTGGTAATGAACTAATTGGCATTAAGATGGTTGTTGATGATTTTAAAATGAAATGGGCTTTGATTGGTGTGGTTGGAATCGCAGTACTATTAGGCGCAGTATCATACTTTGGTCCAGCGATCACGGGGATGATGGGTCAATAATGATATGCCGGAAAAAAACGCTTTTGGCGTGGAGATGAGGACAATGGCAGATAAAGAAAAAGAAGAGGGCGCGAAAGTCCTCCAAGAAGGTTCACTATATGCATACTTAGATGCTGATGGTGATGGTGTTATCACAGATGAAGAAATGGCGCGGGCAAAAGAAATTGCTGAGTTCGACCATAAACGTAAAATGCAGGAAAACGAAGATGCTAAGGAAGACCAAATTCGCCAGATGGCATGGTTTGCTCTTTGGGGCATGCTTCTATATCCTATTACTATTATTCTTACATCAATCCTTGGTCAAGAGGATGCTTCTCAACTGATTGCAGATATTGCTCCAACCTACTTCGTAGCAATTGCTGGTTTAGTTGCAGCGTTCTTTGGCGCACAAGCTTACTCAAAAGGTAAAGCTCCAGAGAAAAAATAACTATCCTTGATAGATAGATTGTAAGTAATTTTCGAACTCTTCGACCTTAGATAATCTATCAGGCCAAAGGATGTAATCTTTCTCAGGATTTTTCTTAAGATTGTTTAACAAAGGAATAATAGCGTTATAGAGTTTATCTAAACGTTCCTGTGTAGTTAAAGCCAGCTGCTCTGCATTATTTGCTAGAGCAGCTGTTTCTTTTACAGCATGTAGTTCTTCTTCGTTTACTGCAGTAAAACCAAAGTCAAATATATCTGACATTAATACCTCTTAGGGACAACTTCTTTCCAACGTTCATTTGTATCAACGGAACCAACTAAAGCAAAGTTGTCATATTGTCCTACAGCATAAACAAGAGCTGTACGAATACGATAGAATTTTGCTTCTTTCATAAGTTCTTTAGCATACGCTTTTGCCCATAACAAATTTTCAAATGATTGAAAGTGTCGATTACCAGCACCTGGTCTAAATCCAACTACAGTGTAATGCTTTGGATTGGCACGGATTGTTTCTTCCCACTCATCAACCGGTTTTAAATCACCACGTTTAGCTACCATAATATATCCTTAAGGGTGTAGTACCCCAATTTTGTTATCTAGATAATCTGCCTTTGCTTTTAGATTATCAATTTGCCGCTGTAAATTTTGAATAAGCTCTTCTTGATTATCATGATTGACTTTATCACGAGCTGAAACCGAAGCATGCGATGACTGCAGTTTAAGCAATTGATCGCTTAAATCTTCGATTTGAGTTTGCATTACTATAATCTCAATTTGATTTGCAGCGATATCATCTTTGTTTTTTTCGATATCCTGCGACAATCCACCAATTACAATGGCAGCGAATAATCCAAATGGATCCATATCTATTACCTCTTACTTTTTAAACTCAAGCACATAGCGCTGTCCGTTTAAGTAAAAACGAATTGTTGAGTGGCTATATACTTCTCTACGTTGCTCTGCATAGACTGTTACATCCTCACAGCGTTCTTGATTGCTATATCCTGCGATACGGCGTTCTGTCTTTGGCTTACCGCCTTTATCAGCTCCGATAATACCACCAATCACTGCACCTGCAGCTGCACCATCATCGTTACCAGATACACCTTTACCAGCAAGTCCACCAAGGATCATTCCAAGCAGAGCACCTTCAGCAGCATTGCCTTGAGTTGTGACATCTTCATAGATAGGCACTTGGACAATCTTACAACGGGTCTCAGTCACTGGAACATTTGTGACAATTGTTTTAGTATGATCGTAAACTTTTACACGATCAACAGTGTCAGCAGCAGCTGCCGTTACAGTTGCCATCACAAGTGGCAGGCTTATTAATACATTTTTTTTCATCACTCATATTTACCCCATTTAGTAATTTCAGATGTTTGGATAAAATTCATAAACTGCTTATGAGATTTATCCGATTGCCAAATTACACCAGCCATAAAAAACGTGAATGCTAGGCAACCTAGAGCTACGTACATAAGAATTTGTTCTGCTGTCATTTCTTTTCTCCATATTCAACAATTAAACAGTCCACCATATCACAAATAAAATCAACGTCTTCTTGATCAATTGGTGGGATTTCTTTTTTATACACACCAAGGACTATCTCATCCTCGATGTTCTCCCTGTTACACTTCCCATCCACAAATGGGCGGTGATAGTTATGCTCAAGGATATGGAATACCATTGAGCCTTGAAGTTCAGATGATAGCATCATGATACTTCCTTTCCTAGATACGATTTTACAAAGTCTGCACCACAGTCTTTTGCAAGTGCTACAACCAATTGTTCCAAAGGAGCCGTATCCATATCATCGCAAAGCTCGGCGATACCTTCACCATCTGATTGACGGAAAAGTTCAACTGCTTTATTAAAATATTTTAGGTCATCCATATAGCAATCATAAAGACCAGTGTCAATTGACTCCTGAGCATAGCTGAATGTTTGATCGATTAGCAGCTGTACTGCATTTAGTGGAGTTTCTGTCCAGAATTTTTGAGCTTCAGCAATCATAACCATTTCCTTTTCATTCCTTATAGATCTAATATAATACCTTTGATCTGAAATGTAAACCCCTAGAAGCCATTTTTGTTTTGTTTAAAAACAACCACTTACGTTTTTTTTTACTGCGTCAACCATTATCAAAGCGTACCCAAGAGTCTTGATATCGATTTCCTCGATCCCCTGCCAATCCTTTTCCATTATCCGTCTTGCGCATTCTACTACTGTCATTACAATGTGTCCATCCATCTAAGGTTGTTAAATCAATACTATCACAGGGATCGTCTATAGGTGTGTCTGACACTTTGAAGTGCTCCTTCTATTTGAGGTGGATACTCACCTAAGTAAGTACCAGCTTCTAGCATTGAGTGATCTAAATACTCTTTGTGTCTATGCGTAATATTATCCCATTCTTGTAAAATCTTTTTTGCCATTCTATCGAATGTACTATCTTCTATAATTGGATTATCTTCAACGTAATAGGCATATGCTGCCATTAGGTACCAAGGCACTACCATATTAATATTTGCGTCAATGGTTTCACGACATGCCTTTTCTATATCTTGGTTGCTCATCGAACAACTCCTTTAATTCTTTTTCCTTAGCGTGGGCTTCGATTTCCCAAGGGCGATCATCATATGGCAAGTCAGAACTATAGACTTGTTTTGCAAAGCGAATCTCATGTACCCAGTTTTGAATCATGCGTTTAGACACGTATTGCCAGACGTGTACCATCTCATGCAATATTGTGCTAATCATTTCATCTAATGGAAGAGATACATCGATGCGGATCGTAAATTCACGATCACCTTCATCCATACAGTCGCCGTAAACTCCTTGCTTTTCTGCTAACTTACGTATCGTTCTAATATTTATATAAACTGGTTTTTTGATACGTGGCATAAGCGTATGGGCTGCAAACATGACTGCAGCCTCAATAGCATTCTTACGGTACTTCGCACACTTGTTTTCAAAATCTATAATAATCATGATAAAATACTACCACAGTTATCAGAGATTGTAAACTAATTTTTTATACGAACTTCTACATTTTTTGGAAGTTTAATTTTTGTGTTAGGATGCTTATGATACAACACAAATTGAGTTTCTTTGAACTCGTCAAATAGACCTTTCCACACTGGACGCCAGTTATTAATTAGTCTATTGTTATTAATGTTACCACGGTCAGAATTCAAAATAAGATCTGAATAGCTGGACATATTAAAATCAAAAATAGAGTCAAAGCCATACATATGGATTTCATCTGCTTTCATTTTATTTGCAGCGTAATGTGTAGCAAGATGGCCACAGTTAAAATTGGTGTAGCCCTGTCCTCTATTTTTACCAGGGATTGCGTATTCAGGTAATATCGTATAGAATTCTTTAATACGTGGAGCAATTTTAAGATAAAAATCTGGTTTCATTTCCATATATTTTTTTGGACGGAAACCACATATCCATTCGCCTGGTGGATTAACGCTTCCTTCACGTATAGCAGCCATCATTTTAAAATCTACAATTGTGGTAGCATATGCATTTGGCACTTCAAATGGAGGCACATTACACGTTAATTTAATTCCCTTAGCAGGTTTATACATTCCTGCGTTATCACCATTACCTATAATATGAGCAACTCTACCCATCAATTAAATCCTTAATTACTTCTTTACCTTTAGCACCAGTCCAATGCATAATACGCATATCATGTGGAATAGTATTGTCAAGTACGTCTAAGCGTAGCGTATTAAATTTCCTAGGAAGATCTGATATATGTATCATTCGTCTCATACCATCCTTTACGAGTTCATGTAACACTTCCTGATCACCTACAGCTTGATTTAATGATATTGCTGTAGCCCATTCATCTAATATATTAGGTCTATCTTGGAAGGCAACAACTCCAGAATTATGCCACTTTTCTCCGCGTCTTGTCGACCAAGGCAAATCTTCTACCATTGCAAGTTTATTTGGTTCAGTGTAATTAAAGATTTCATCAATAGGACCTTGAATATGACAATCCAAATCAATCCAACAAACTTTCTGTGCTTTCTTTGATGCATCAATCATTGCAAATGGTTTTTTAAACCAGTTTTTTGCACCATCGATCGGAGCTTTAAATTGATCGAAATCATATGTAAGTATAGACGTGTCGGAATGTTTCTTATGGTTCGATAAAAACCACTTTAACATCCATTCAGTATTTTTATCATAAGCAGTAATAAAAAGATTTTTACTAGAGTAAGCCATATCCTTCACCATATCCATGTTTAGCTAAACAGCCTTCAGTCTTTTGAATAGTACTAAATGATTCCTTTACTTCAACTTTCCAAGGATAGTTTTCTTGTAGCCAAGGGAACGTGTCTATATGCAGGAATACATCTGTGGGCCGAGCATGCACTTTAGCTTGCGCAATCAATTCCTTTGCTCCTTCAGGACTAATACGATATGCATGTGCTCCACCAAAATATTTCTTTTGAACAAGTGGTCCAGTTCCTAAGAATGTTGGTGTATTATAACGTCCATAAGAAGGTTTACCTAGTGTCACTACCTTATCGAATGCAATTGTAGAATTTAATTGATCAACGACAACAGCATCATGCTCAAAAATGGTATAGTTAACCTTATCCTCCACACACTTTTTCCATAGACTATAATGTGATAGAAAAGCAGCAATACAGTTTTCAATCCTAGAATATTTTTCTTCAAACCCAATTTGTGAAATACCTTCATCAGAAAGCATGCTGTAGATGTTAGTATTACGTGGAGTTACCGCTGAAAAATGTTTAATCAAAACTCCGTGTTTTGCGCCTGATTGTACACAGCGTTTTGCTGTTTGCAAGGCCTCTTCAATATCTTCAATTGTAATAACGAAATGTTTCATGACGAAGTTGTGCTTGACATCCCTGTATTGACTTTAGTGTAGAAAGTTTTTGTTACACCCATACGAGGCATAAGTTGTTTGCACATAAGTGCATCATTTGGCCAAAGGCCATAGCTCTTTACAAGCTGAACCATGTGCTTAGCACCAGTTGGCTTAATTATATATGCCGAGTTTCCAGCCAATCCTTGAGGAATAGTAGTGTCATCGATCTTAGGCACAAACTGAAATTTCTGGGGATTGCGGTTGATTTGATTATAATAATCATGAGCTTTCCGTGTAGCTCCAAGCGGACTATTAATACCAAGTACCCAAAGATTAGTGTCACTCGGTTTAAAGTCTAGCTTTTTTACAAAGACTGCATCATGCTCTAATACTAAAATAGGCATGTTCAAACTCATGCAGCGTTTCCATAAAAGATAATGACTTAATGCACAGGCAATTCTTCGTTGTGGATATTTTGTTTTGTATGCTGTCTTTGTTAAACCTGTAGCAAAATCAATTTCTTTACCACGCCAAGGGTAATTCCATTTAATGTTGTGCTCCTTCATTGTTGCATCAACATAATCAGGAGTGATTGCTTCAAACTTATGGATTTCTAAATCATTACCAACACGTTTATTGGACGAAACAATACCTTCATATCCGCGTTCAGAATTTTCATTGTCTTTTAAAATAATTGCATGGGCCTGCATTATACACCTTCAGCATTTAACTTCACAAATTGCTTGTGGTTGTGTTTCCGGAAAATGTAAACTCGGTTATTAAATTTTTGGATAAGACGAGCTGTCAAATTTTCCTCAATAGTCATATCAAAGTCTGCTATTTTTTCACCGTGGAATTCTACATAGAACTCGTTAATCCAGTCCCACATACCTTCCTGATCCATTTTTTCCAATAGATCATACTCACCACCTTCAATGTCCATTACCATTGTAATGTAATCTTCAGCAGTTACGTTTTCTTGCATCCAACGGCATAGGTCAATAACCTCAACCTGAATATATCTATCAGTATTTACCGATACCTTTTTTTCATTTAATGAACTAGTATTAAGTGTTTTACCTAGATACATCTTAGATGTAGTATCTTCTACACCAACAGCTGCGGTGTATACCGTAACTTCAGGGAAACGTTTCTTAATCCCCTTTGTTCTTTCCGGATTAGCTTCAAATGCAAAGACTTCTGTTAATTTATTTTGCAGGTTTAGATTATAAAATCCTTTAATGTCATCACCTGAACCTGCACCTAGATCTATAAAAATTCGTCTCATACTTCTACATACCACACTTCATCAATATCGGTATTATAGTTACCTTCACCATAGTATTCAGATAATGCACGTTTAACATCCTTATGATCGCAATCATGGCCTGTTACAAATCCACCTTTACGAACCTTAGGCGCCCATGCTTTAATATCACGGATTACATTTTCATACTTATGATCAGCATCAATAAACACAAAGTCAAGTTCACCAGTGCCAACATTTGCTGCAGCCTTTACAGTATCCATTTTATAAAAACGTGATCGGATACCATAATGTGCAAGCTTAGGACGGACTTGATCCCAATACTTTGCTTGCTTACCTTGGTACCAATCAACACCTACCATTGTAAGACTAGGGTTTCTTTCAAGCAAATACAAATGAGTTACACCTTCATGTACACCAATCTCTGCACCGAGTGTAAAATTATTTCCTTTCACCAATTGGTCAAGCCATTGTTTGCGATGAATATCTGGATGCTGTGTCATACCATGTTCCAATAGTTTTTAGTAGGACCTGTGTCAAAATCAAAACCCCAAGTGTCAATATCTTTTTTATACCAGTCTGCTACAATTTGAATTGTTTCTGGTGTATACAAATCTCTATATGTTCCAGGATTTAATGCAGTAACATTACGTGCTCTTGACATTTCTGGAATGCTAAAGTATTTACACAAATCATCATTTAGATTTTCAAATCTCATAATATCACAACGAATATTCCCCTGCTCATCAGTAACGTGGTCAAATGCAGGATACCAACCGCGAATAGCACGATGCCACATATAATCTACATCGCCCCATTCAAATCTTTCTTCAAGGAAATGTTCAAATGAATCAATCTTATGTTTACCGACTGGTTCTTTCTTTTCAACTTCAATTACTTTCTTAGCAAAAAAGTAGCGACTGACCACACGATCCCAAGGATTACGAACAACTGCAAAAGTTCCATGCCCATCAACAATAGATCGGTTACAGTCTCTCCACCTAGCATGCTCAAATCCATGATGATCTCCTATTGAATCCATATGGTTCTTTACTGCCTTAGTATAAGCAGGTGATTTATGTACATCTGGTCCTGCCCACATTATCTTGTTGGCTAGGACCGGACTACGTCTAATTGTCATTCCAGCATTCTTTGGAATGTGTATAAAAACCTTTTTAAGAAACATGCCGCATTAACTCTTCTACATTTTCACCACGGTTTGGTAGTTTATCCTTTAAAAAGAAATGTATGAAATTGGCATTTTCCATATATTTCATTTCAATTCCGGTATACAAAGCATTCCATTTATAATTTAGATTTGTAACCTTCATCTTTTCTTTCTTGACAAAGTAGTTCAATAGGGTTTGATCTGTTGACCACTTCCACGCGCCTTTGCCATCAATAAAATCTTTAAATTCTGCGCGTTCAAGGAATTCTTTTGGTGTTTGACCACGTAAGTATTTAGCAAATGATTTATTCATTACCATAATACCCATATTGTAAAAATCAGCACCACAGCCTTTTGGACACTTCCAATCAAACAATTTATTAATAGGAGGCATACCATATTGCATACGAGAATAATTTGCCACTTTTCTTATATATTGTGGAGTGAGTGGCATATCTCTTTCTAGAACTCCAGCAAAATCACTATCGCTGTCAATGTTATCAAAAATAGACTCTGAGCACCCAGGGCGAATATAAACATCAGCATCAATGATAGCAATTTGATCATACGAATCGAAGTAGGCGAAAGCATTTTCTTTCTCATAGATCGGAAGGAATCCACCATATTTTTCATACGACTCTTTACTCCTATTTGTAGCAAACACATCAGGTTTAATTTTGAGGATTGGTTGTTTCTGTTGAATATATTCAGCACCAATACGTTCAGCGTATTCAGCAACACTATACGTACAATGATCGTATAATCTACTTTTTTTACCGGTGTACACCTGATAAATTAGTGTTTTCATTTTCATAACTTTCTATAATCTTTCTAGCAATGTACATTGCTTCATCAAATCGCTTACGAAAACGATTCTTTTTAGAACCATGTTCTATAAAGTAATATAGACTATCTATATCTCCATGATATGTAGGAAGATCGTACGTCTTACGATAGGACACAATATCTTCATACTGTGTCCGCATATTCAAAAGTTCAGCCAACGATATATTCATAGATGTCTTTCCATTTTGCAAATGTAGGGAATTTACCATTATTCATATTGTGAGCATGTTCTACAACAATGCTTTCAAGACCAAGTCGATCACCGAGTTCAGCATTTTCGACTTTATCTTCAATCCAAATTAATCCACTATCACGATAAGGTTCAAGGACATCATCCTTATCTGCACCAGTATCTTCAAAGATAAACTTTTCAAATACGGTTTCACCAAATAGTTTCTGAGCATTTTGAATACGTAGCTTTTGAGCTGAGTCATCCTTTGATAAGGATGTAATCATATGGAATACGTATCCATGTTTACGATGCAATAGGTCAACATAGTACATTGCATCACGTAAAGGTGGTAAAAAACCAATGGCAGCTGATTCATTAAAGAATCGTACCAATTCTTCTTTACGTTCTTTTGTTAATCCATAACGAGTACCAACATCATAGCTATGAGGATTTACAAGTTCCTTATCACTAAAGTGTTGGGTCATCCAAACCGTAAAGGCATACTCCCAATTCATGAGTACGCCATCACAGTCAGTAAGGATAACTTTCTTCAATTCTTTTGTCATTCATTTCTCCTTCATTATAGTTGAATTTTACCATATCTGACGGAGAAAGTACATACCTATTTTTAATTTTTTCACCTTTAATACGAATATTTTTTTCAATGGAAGCTGCTTTATGCCGACCACGTTTTTTATTACGTGGATCAAACCGACCGTACTTAGCCATTAGATTCTATCCTGTCCAAAGTTTCGAGTATTTTCAATTTCTTGTGCAAGGTCGTTAAACCCACCAATGTACCGATCTGCCCAAAAGACCTGTGGTACAGTTTTTGCATCTGGTAATCTCGTTCGAAATTCAGTTAAATTTTGTTCACCATCAAATCTATCATCTAGACTTTTGTAGGTGTATTTGAGTCCGTGCTGTTCGCAAATTTGAATTGCTCTATCACACCAACTACAATGTGAACTACCGTATATTTCTATCATTAGATTACTCCTAGCATTTCTTTTGTCATAATATAATCTCTTACTAAACCAGAACGAACGATGTCATCCCATCCAAAATGTATTACAGTAAAATTTTTCATTTGTTCAATGATATTCATAAACTTATATAGACCATCCTTCTCATCTTGGAATCTAAAATCAGATTGATGGTAATCTCCGCAGAAAACAATTTTTGAGTTGTTACCTACACGCGTAATTACTGAATCCAATTCATGGAATGTCAAGTTTTGCATTTCATCTACAATGATAATTGCATCATCAAATGTAGAACCACGGATATAAGAAGTGGATTCGAATTCTATTTGGCCTGAAGTTTTCATTTTACCCCAGGCTCCTTTTTCACCAAATAGTTCTGAACATATATGCTTATATGGCAATGCATACATTTCTTTTTTCTCTTCAGCAGTACCAGGTAAAAACCCAATGTCGCGGGTTGGAACCGCTGAACGGATAATAACTATTTTACGGTAAAATGTATTAGGATCAAGTAAATCTTCAAGCGCCATATACATTGCAATGAATGTTTTACCTGTACCAGCAGATCCAGCTAGAACAAGGTTGTCTCCTTCATCGTATGCATCAAAGGCGGTCTTTTGATTAATGGTGATTGGCTCAAATTCCATTAGGTCATCGAGCTTTACGGTCAATGTATTATTTTTTCCCATTATATTTTAATTGTATTACCTTTACCAGAATTTTTCTTAATCTCTCTTAGCGTATCTTTCCATGCATCCGATGTTTGCGAATGGACACCTTTTACTCCACCTATAATTTTTGGTGCAGATAGTACTTGACTAACATTAGGTAGTTCATCAAGCATTATCTTTAAATCACTATAAGAACAATTAACTTCCCATAAGTCGCCTGTCTTATTATCTTTTAATGTATAAATTGGCATAGTTCACCTTTAAATGGTCAGCCGATCAGTGACCGACTGACCGGGTTTACCTCCTAGACTATTGCTGATTGTTTCTCAGTTATATGATTTTCCAGAAACTTTTTCTTGTTCATTAGCTTTGTAATAAGCGTAACGTCCACATTCTTACGTTTCTTTAGTTTCTCAATGTAAGTTTCTAATTCAAGTACGTCTTGTCTTAGTCTTTCAAACTGAGTAGTCATGCAATCTCCTTTTATTTTTATTATATTGCATTATAGTTTATTTTACGAGTAAATTTGGAAAAGCCTCCTGTACTAGTTTTTTGGTAATTCCGGTGCCTAACTGCTTTTTGTCTTTCATAATACAAAGCAACTCGGCGTCTTTAGGATGAACAGACTCAAGCATATCGATAAACAATTTTTCTCGTTTAGGCTTGAGTATTTTGTCGCCAGCTAATCCTTTGACAAAATATTTAAATTTTAAATGTTGTTTGTAAAGTGAGGATGGAACTGAACTTTCTTCTGCAGGTTCATAAGGTGGTGTTCCTTCTGGTAAGTTCCACTGTACAAGATCATCGTATGCTCCACGTAACACGTCTTTAAGTGCCATTGTTTCATAGTCACGGAGAACTTTGATCTTATCATTACGGGATCGTTTTGAAGCAGTCATTTCAATTACTTCATAAATCTGGCGTGATTTTGTAATAGCCATTAAATAAAATCTCCAATATCATCAATTAAACGACGACAACGGTTTGCAATAAGGTAAGGCAAAACTTTACCTCTGTAATCCAGCTTGTCTTGATCATTAAAACTATTTATAATTTCTTCTTTTAGTGCAGATGGTGTTTGTGACAAATCAATCAATTGTTCATTGCGTTGATAGTTACGATACCATGATGCAGCATATAGCAATTCACCGTCATCTAAGTCTTGCATAATTGCTTCCATTTTCTTTGACGTTAAACGTTCTTGGCGGCGGCCTTCAACAAATACATTATCATCAGACAATACATTTGGAACGCCATCAGAAGTATCACCACGTAAAATCAATTCAAGCAATTGCTTCCGAGGATGTTCTACTGTTATATATTTCTTTGTCATAGGAGAAAACTGCGCAACATTAGAAAACTTTTGCAGTTGTGCAAAATCTTTATCTGCAGACACAATCATTACTTCTTCATGCTGGCCAAACTCTTGAGTGTTATATGCCAATGCAGCAATGATGTCATCAGCCTCACAGCCATCAATTTTAATTGTTTTATAGGGGAAGTTTTCGCCTAGTTCTTCGTATACCATATTGGTAATACGGAACACTTCATTCCAATCCATCTTGGATTCTTTACGTGAAGTCTTACGGCTTGCTTTATATTGTGGATAAACTTTGTAACGCCAGTTATTACCAGCATCTGCAGCAATCACAACCTCACCGTACTTATCTTTAAACTTTTTACGATACATACGGATAGAGTTTAAGATCATATGACGAATAAGATTTTCGTCAATATCCAAACGCTGTGTAATGATGTTGCCAATAGCAATACCGTTATAGTCAATAATAATCATATGATTCTCCATTTCATAGTATTATTCTATACTACTTCATTTGGATTGTAAACCATTAAATGACATGTCGCCGATGAATTTTTCCACCAATAAATGCATTATAGTATTCATCCGGTTTAAGTAGCACGTCATACTCAAATTGATATTTCATTTCATAGTAAGAGCATTCACCTTTGGTTTTACAAAGACGTAGGATTTCTTTCGTGTAGTTATCCTGTCCCTTTGATTCTACCAATTCTTGCACTTCTTTACTTGATCCATAATACGTCCGCCAATCCGACTCAACTCGCGTTTTGACTCTACGTTTACGTGTTTTAGTAATAGGTAATGTCTTAGGCTTCCAAAAAAATTTCTTACCAATATACTTTTTACCAGTATCTTTTTCAGTAATTTGATATACAAACCCCTGATATTCTTCAGGGGTTTCATTAAACACTTCGTTATTATATGTCCACATTATGTAACTCCATTTGGAGTTATTTATTCATCATCTTCAATTAAGGTAAACGTGGCATCTTCACCACATAATGGACAAAACGCTGGGACTAAATCTTCATCTTCTACTACGACTTCGGTTACGTTATCACAGACCTCACATTCGGTCCAATACGTTTGCTCCATATTTTTCTCCTACTGCCTTTTTTATGGTTTTAATCTGTTCTGGAGTTAAGTAGTCAGTGTAACCTTTTACTTTACCTTTACGCACTTTATATGCATCCGGATTATCTTTATGCTTATCAACCCCAGGAACAAGCCTGTATTTTTTCTTTTTATATTTTGGATCTTTATGGAAAGTTTTCATATTTTCAAATGAACAGTCTTTCCAAATTTGCTTAGCCTCTACCATATCTAGATTTACATCTATATATTTGAATACTTGATATAAAGCCTTTGGCCCACTTTTTAATTCTTCATATGTTACGAAATGCCAATGATCAGTCTTTAGCCTTTCAATCCTTAGTTGGAAATCGATTACTTTGTGAATTTGTTTTTTCACATAATCAAATATAGAACCTTGCGGTGCTTTCCCCCTATACTTTTCTTGAAAGTACATTGACACCGCAACGTCCAAAGGATTACGTGAAAGATAAATTACTTTTCGTCTACCACCTGCTTCGTCTATCTTGTGGCCATAGTCATAATACTTATGTGTCTTACCATGACTATCAAGCATTATCCGAAGCCAAGTTCTCCCTGACTTCGGATATGATAGTAATAAAGGTCTTTTAGAACGTGATTTCACAAGCTCCACCGTGACAAGCTATTGCACCCATAGTATCTATATCAGTATAACGTTTCTGATCTAGTTGAGTTTCAAAATCAATAGGTGTCAAGTTCTGTTGAATCTTAGTCCATTTATGAAGTAGGAATACATCTTTTAGACAATATTCTGCTTCTTTCGTGTCCCCCATGAAATAGTTGTTTGCGAACTTATTGAAACGGCGGATCCACTCGGCACGGATGTCACTCAGCTCTCCCTGGTGTTCTGGTGCCATTTGAGCAATGGATGTAGCCTCCCACAAATCGTTAAATCCTTTACGTGTATCAACAATCAAACCAGATGCAAACAATGCTGCAGCGCCATACTTCTCAACGATTTGCTCTTCTGTCATAACTTCTGCCATTGGTGCTTGATTAAAGTCTTTGTCACCAGATCCAGATAGGAATGAAATACCAGCAAATGCTGAACGATTTTCAAACACATAATCTTCTACCTGATTCCACATATGTGGAAGAACTGTAACTGTATTTGATACATTATGGCGAATCTTTGGATTTGCACATAGCTCTTCGTTAGTTCCAGCTTCTACCCAGTTTTGTTGTACTAGCTTAACTTTCTCAAGCAAAAATGTACCATACAAGTCTTCTTTATATAGTGAATCTTCTGGAGAAATAACAGGGAAGCCTACAACATAATCTGTTTTACCAGCTGACCATACTGACTCTTCAACCATATATGGATTTGTTTCAGCAATCAACTGAGCAACTTCGGATTCTTTGTTTAGCTGAACATGACGTAGATAACGAGGAGAATGTTCAGCGTGGATGCCACTAGCAGTCTGAAGCAACACAGATGCGTTTCCGGAAGGCTTAACGCACGTAGTGCGCGCCGCCGCGTTGATTCCAATAAGCTTTGCAACTTGCTTATTAACCTGTTTAACAATTTCTGCTCCTTCTTTTTGAATATCTTCTTGAAGAAGAACACCTGGATTATTCATCCATCCTGTAATTGAAACACCTAAGAGCGCTTCTCGTTCAAAGATCGCTTTAGAAGTTCCGCTGAGGTATTTAAAGTCTGTGTATCCGGCTTGGAGCGTTCCAAGGATTGCTCCTGCACGACAGGCTTTGAAGAACTCTTCTTTGGTTGTGCATTTGCCGCCATTGATTTCTGTAAGGTTACATCCTTGCCATCCAGACTCTCCATTGATTTGAGGATACATTCCAATCTCAACACAAGGGTTCGTAGTGAAATCTCGGTCGTCGACAAAATAGAAACCTGGTTCTCCAAACTCTTTGATTGAGCCCATGATTCTCTTAAAGTCTTCCTTAGTGATTTCATCTCTAACAATAACAGCACTATTATTACTGCGGCCACGCTGAGGATTATCGATAAACCAATTACCAGTTTTAGCATTAATCATCTCCTCGTCATTTGGGCTAAACAAACAAATTGTGGCTGATCTACGAACACCACCCGCCAAGACTGCATCTGCAGCATGCATAGCAATGTCATAAACTTCAATAGGTTTTAGTTTATTACGTCCAGATAGTACGACTCCTTGGATTAGATGTTCGATCTTATCCAGTGACCTTCTAAGAGGCTCAGGACCAGGTGCTTTGAAGCCACCTGAGATTTGTGCGCCTTTTGGACGTACATTCTGCAAATCAAAATAAACCTTACGGCCTTCAAACTCAGGATGAGTACCACCGCCAACAAAGTAAGAAGACATTAGAACAGATAGTGCATCTGCCCATCCTTCAATTGAATCTTCAACCACATAGCCTTTTGCTTGCTTTTTACGTTCTGCAATTTCCGGAAGTTTGTTTACGTGATGATGTTGTACAGAAAAACCAGCGCCTGCACCACATAGCAAAATATAAAATAGCTCGCCAAAGAAAGCTGCACGGTCTGCATATGATGAAGTACAATTGTACATGCGCATTTGATGCTTTTGTAGTTGTTCACCACCAAACTGTAAAGCACGCTGTGCACCTAGAGCATATTGCAATTTATATAGTGATTCTGCTTCATCAATTAGATGAGATAGCTCAGGTGTCATTTTTTCTTTATAGTATTCTCGGTGCATATTCATAACACGAGAAACAGCTTCTTCCCATGTTTCGTATCGTTCTCGTTCCTCGCTCCATCTACTATAACCTTCATAGAATTTTGTCTGTGACATTAGGTTACGTGTGTTAACATCTTTTGAGTTAGGAACGACTTTGAGCATGCGAATACCTCTTTGCAAAACAGTAAAAAATAGATCGCGCCAGTTTACACAAGCGCGGGATCAATGTAGTCTTTTTCGATTGGTAGAATTATATATTAAATTTCAGATCCCGGAAACCCCTAAAATGGCCATCGAGAAAAAAAAATTTATTTTTAATTTTAGGGGTTTACAAAAACAAAAATCTTGTTATAATAGACCTACTGGTCTTCGGAGGGAGGAGTAGTATCTTCATCAGGTGTTAAAGCTTCTTCATAATAACCAATAATGGCCTGTTGGTCTTTAACATATCTACGTAGTTCTGCAATACCAAGTGCAAGATTTTCATATCCTTTTGGAGTAATTGCAAAAATAACAACGTTGCCAGTCTTGGAATTAATTTCTTCCATTTTGGCTTCTAAATTTTCTTCTGTTATAACATACCAGTCTACAGGTGGAAACTGTACAACCTTAGGCCGTTCTTGAATTGGAATACTTTGTTCCTGGTACTCAGTTGTTACTACTACTTCCGGCTCCGTCGGTCTCCCGCTGCACGCCGTTAGTATCAACGGGCTCATCGCTAGGAGGAGTAGTTTCGTTTTCGATCCGGCCAATAAGTTTTTCAACAGCGGCGTTGACTCTATCTTCAAGTCCTTGTGCATTTGTTAATGCCTCCATAGTCAAATCAATTTTAGCAAATACACCTCTTAACTTATCAAGGTGCTCTTGTGATTGTTGTAATCTTTTTGTAAGGTTACGATTTAGTTCTTCGTTTTTCTTGGCATCGGCTGCCATTTTTTCAACAGTGTTTTGTAATGTTTCTGCCGCAGTCTTTAGCTTTACATTATTTTCTCTTAGTGTACCTATCGTTTCCTGTGACCACATATAGTAAGAATATCCGGCATAACCTACACCAGACATAAGAGACACAAGGAATAAGAAAAGATATACTTTAGCCATCACTGTCGATAAACCTTCTAAACTTTTTAAGTAGTTTGGATTTCTTTTTATTACGTCTATCCATGACGTTATGAGCAGTAAAACGTGGTCCCATTGAAGTCTGCGCTGGACTTGGAATTGAGGCTGTGCTAGTTGCAGCTACATCTTCATTCTTTTTAAGTTTTTCTGACATTACATTAACTCATCTATTGTTATGTATACTTTTTTATTTGTACGTTTATGAGTAGCTTCATAGATATTCATGCCAAACACCTCACCAACAGGAAATGCCTTATGATCTACAATAACAACATCTTTAGGATTAACCATTTCATCTAAAGAATCATTTAATAGTTTTGTACCTTTTACTTTATAAGTACCCGGCGACAATCTTAAATCTTCTAGTACAAGCCACTGTGAACTTTCTACCATAATGTCGGTAGTATCTACATCCATAAGCTTAAGTGCGTGATCTATTTGCTTGTCATTTACACCATATTTTTCTTTAATGAGATATAGTGCTGCTGCATATGATCCGAGCTTTCCCATAGGAATTAGCTTCTTAATATTGAACACTAACCGATGGAAAGGTGTGTAATACTCTTTATATTTTTCTCTATCATAAATATTGTCTGTAGTAAACTCTTTACGACGTTTACCTTTTTCATCTATAATACCAGCTTTATACGCTTCAGTATCCTCAAAGTTCGTTGTAAGAAGTCTGAGGAATCTAAACGTATATACTAAATCTGCTGCACGTTTTACAATGCCCATTAAATATCCCTTAACTTCTCAACTATGTCTGGATCCATAGGTATGTTAGTGTATTCATCATTACGTATATATTTCAAAAATATTAAAAATGGTTTTATAAGAGGCCAGTGTATTTGATTGAGTTTTACCTCTAAAATATTTAAACTGGCCTCAATACCAAATGCATTAAAGACTACAATCAAGTGATTAAGAACGAGTCTTTCGTTAATCTGATCATTTTCTAAATAGCGATTTAACAAACGCTTAATATATTTAAACCTTTTAAGATCTTCTTCAAATTCTTCTACATCGATATACTTCGGATTGTAGTAGTTTTTGGCAGCATACAAATAAAGGTTTTGTTCAGTTAAGTCAATTTTCATTTTCCACCTAAAACAGGATTATTCTATCCTATTTAGGCAAGACGTTACGTAAGGTATCGATTAAACTTGCTTTATTTTTACGACGGTCAAGTTCAACACCATGTTCACGACCTAGTTCTTCAAGCTCTAGTTTTGTTTTTGCTTCAAGATCATCTGCCTCATGTTGCGCCATTGCTGCTTGGATTTTACCTTCAGTAATATCATTTGCAATTGCTTCATCAAAAACATATGGCGTAAGGCCGTGCCATTCATCTATTTGTGCTTGAGTCATCTTTTGACTTTTAAGAAGCTCACCGGTTTTTGGATTAATCCATCCCCGTTGTGTAGGTTCTGCTCCCTTAGGTCCTTTCATTGGCATAATTTATCCTTTCGTTGTATCGATTGGCTTTTCCATTTTATCGCTGGCTTGATTATCGCCATTACGCATTTTTCTAGATGGACCAGCACGACCTGCCTTTGATGCATCATCGTGGCCAAGATCATCATAATCTGTAATCTTTTCTTTTTCTTTAGCTTTAGCGTCATCGCGCATTTTCTTTGCAGTAGGCGAATCCTTTGAATCCACTGGTTCTGCTTCAGCCGCACCTGCAGTATGAGAAGCTTTTTCCATAATACGCTTATATATTGGCCAATCTTTCATTTTTTCAACTCCTTCAGTAGTTGCTGTATCACAGTCTGCATCAGCTTTTGCTTTTTTATCCTTCTTAGGATTCATTACTACTTCATCTTCTTCTTTTTTCAATTTGCCGTCCTTATCACGATCAGCCTTTTCTTTGTCTTGACGAATCTTTTGCAATGGTGACATCATACGTTTTGCTTGGCCTTGAGGCTCGTTGTATGCTTCTTCTACTTCATCAGAAATAGCTTTTGCAGTATCTTTTTTCATAGTCACAGGATACTTTTTACCATTCATGGTAAAGTGTGATTTACCTGCTTTATGAGCGGCTGCAGCTGCACCATGAAATGCAGTACGTTCTTGTGCTGGTACTTCCTCTGGAATTTCAAACTTAGTACCTTCTTGGACCATCCGCCACGCTTGGCCCATATTTTTAATGTCTTGTGTTTTCATTTTTTGTTTTCCTTACATCCAAACTTGGGCTGCGATTGATCCTGAAATAGCTACTATAGCCACCCAGAATAATTTATTAATGATTGCAACAGTATGCGCGTTATCATCAACTTTACGTTCTATCTCATCAAGTTTTTGAGATAGACGATTCATTCTTTCAAAAGCACGATCGTGGTCTTCTTTTAAACCTGCTAGCTTCTCTTCTGCTCTAGCCATAGCAACCATAGCATCAGTTAGCTTATCGAGCTTTGCTTCAATTCTATCTAGTCTTAAATTAGTATCAGCCATTACCATGCCTTACAAGACCAATAGCGCGCCTTATCCTTTGGTCCAGGATTATCGCAATTGTGTCTTGCCCTAAATGATTTACGACGAGCTGGAATATGCTTCTTAATGGTCATGTTAGGATCGCCAAAATTAACTTTCTTGGCTTTACCATCTCCATCAGGATCTACATATACTTTTGACTTTGCTACATCCCCTTTCATGGGTTTGTTTAAAGGTACTTTTTTCCCTTTATATGTAGCTTCAAATGTTTTAAAAGACTTCATTTCTTTTTCTTCCCTTTATTATCGGGATGTCCTTTACCGCCATCTTTACGAGTGGCCCAAACCGCTCTTTGCTGAGCCATTGAGACGTATCCTTCTTGTTTTTCGCCTTTCTTAGCAGAAAGGTATGCAGCGATGGCCATGTCTTTACGTTCTTTATCGTTTTTACCTTTAAACTGCGGAGCATCTGATTTTTTAAAATCATCAATCCATGCACCCATACCATCAGACACTGAAAGCTTTTCACTAATAGATTCTTTCATTGCTGCTTTACGCAATTCAACTGCTTTTGCAATATTGGCGTTTTTC